GAATTGCTTCTGATCCAGGGGCGGGCCCAGGCTTGCGCCCACCTTCTGGAGGAGCTGCAGGGCGCCCGGCGCACCGTCGAGCAGGCTGAGACCCGCCTGAAAGGCAAACTGTGACCACCCAGACTGAGACCACCACGCTCCACGACAGCGGGTTCCGCCTCCCCGCCGGCGTCGCCGCCGCGATCGAGCGCGCCAACCAGCTGATGGCCAACCCGGGCCAGGCCGCCCCGGAGGGCGACACCAAGCCGGCCGACGCGGCTCCGCCCGCCCCACCTGCCGAGCCCACACCCGAGGCCACCCCGCCGGTTACCCCCGAGGTAACCCCGCCCGCCAGCGACCCGGCCAAGCCGGTGAACTGGGAGCACCAGTACAAGTCGATCAAGGGCCGGTTCGATAAGTCACAGGAGGAGGTCCGCCAGCTCACCGCCGACATCGCGGAGCTGCGCCGCGCACTCGCCCATGCCCAGGCCACCCGCCCTGCCGACCCGGCGCCCGCCGCCCCGCTCACGGCCCAGTTCTCGACCGAGGACCTGACCGACGAGGAGCGCAACGATTACGGCGAGGACCTGCTCAAGGTCGTCGACAAGGTCGCGGGCCGCAAGATCGCCCAGGTCGTCGGTGCTTTCGAGCAGAAATTCGGCAGCCTGGAGCAAAAAGTTCAGGGTGTCGCCCAGGTCACGCAGCTCTCGGCCAAGGAACGGTTCGCCCAAACCCTGTCGGACCGGGTTCCGAACTGGCGTGAACTGAACCGAGACGAAGGTTTCCTCGACTGGTGCGAGGAGATCGACCAGTTCTCTGGACAAAAGCGCCTGGATCTACTACGGAATGCTTACCAATCTGAGGACGCTCCGCGCTGCGCAGCGATCTTTCAGGGCTACCTCAAGGTAGCGAACCCTTCCGCGGCCCCGCGGAGTGAGACGACGGCGGCACCGAAGCCCTCGGGCAAGGTCCCCCTGGAGTCTCTGGCGGCACCCGGAAGAGCGAGATCGACGGCGCCGGATGCAGGCCCCGGAGACAAGCCGATCATCGCCCGTTCCGAAATCGAGAAGTTCTTCTCGGACGTCCGTCGCGGTGTTTACCGTGGTCGCGATGCAGAGAAGGCGGCGCGCGAAGCAGAGATCTTCGTGGCAACTCAGGAGGGACGGGTTCGCTAGTCGAGCCTGCTCGCTCAATACCGGATGATCCGGCCGAAGGAGTGGCTCGATGCTTGCCACTCCTTCGAGGTCCCCATGTCCGTTACGCAGTCCGGCACCCCCTACGGCGGTCCCAACCCGACGATCCCCTATCCGGGCACATTCATTCCCGAAATCTGGTCGGGCAAGCTCATCGAGAAGTTCTACGCGAGCACTGTCCTCGCGGCGATCTCGAACACCGACTACGAAGTCGATATCAATAACCAGGGCGACAAGGTCGTCATCCGGACCAAGCCCACGATCACGATCCGCGATTACCAGATCAACCAGTCCCTGCAGTTCGAGCGCCCGTCCGCGCCGACCACGGAACTGACGATCGACAAGGCGAAATACTTCGCGACCATCGTCGACGACGTCATCGAGACCCAGTCGGACATCAACATGATGTCACTCTGGAGCGAGGATGCCGGCGAGCAGATGAAGATCACCATCGACACGGACGTGCTCGGTGCGATCCTCGGCCAGGCCAACGCCGCCAACCAGGGTGTCACCGCCGGCAAGATCTCCGGCATGATCAACCTCGGCGCGACCGGCACGCCGCTGAACGTCGTCCCCCGCGACGCCGACACCGGCCAGGTCGAGATCGTCGACCTGCTGGTCCGCCTCGGCCAGGCACTCGACGAGCAGAACATCCCGGAGACGGGCCGCTGGGTGGTCATGCCGACCTGGATCGCGACCCAGATCAAGCAGTCTGAGCTGCGCAACGCGGCGCTGTCGGGCGACAGCCAGTCGATGCTCCGCAACGGCCGCCTCGGCCAGATCGACCGCTTCACCCTCTACAGCTCGAACCTCCTGCCGACGAGCGCGACCGCCGGTGCCGCGCTCGCCGCCGGTGAGTGGCCGATCTACGCCGGTCACGCCCACGCCCTGACCTTCGCCAGCCAGGTCTCCAAGGTCGAGACCCTGCGCTCCGAGTCGACCTTCGGGACGATCATGCGCGGCCTGCAGGTCTACGGTTACAAGGTCCTCGACAACATCGCCCTGGCTCAGGCGGTGGTCGCGTCCTAATCCTGGGCGCTACTTGGGGGGCGAGTTACCTTAGCCGGTAACTTGCCCCCTGATTACTTCCAGCGAGGGGCCGAAATGCTCGACACTGTCAACGACTATATCGCGCAGGGTCGGGTCATCCTCCAGGATCAGGTCGCCCCCTACCGCTACCCGGACACCGACTACATCGCCGCGCTCAACCTCGCCTGCCAGCGCGCCAGCGGATGGCGGTTCGACGTGTTCCTGGGCGAGGTCCCGAATTTCGCCTCCGCGGCCGACAGCGCCGCCACGATCCCGGTCCAGATGCGCCCGGCCTTCCTGAATTACGTCGTCGGCCAGATCGAGGTCCGGGAGACCGAGGCCACCGACGAGGAGCGCGCGTCGAGCTTCCTGGCGTCGTTCCGCGCCGAGATGGTCGGGACGGGGGGCGCCAAGTGAGCGCCACGACCGACCGCATCGAGAACATCCTCCGCGTCCAGCTGCAGGGCGTCCTGCCCGTGGCGCTGCGCCTGGAGCTGTACCTCACCGTCGAGGAGCTGTGCCGGCAGGCGCTCCAGATCCCCCCGGGCGACGCCGGCGCCGCGCCCGACACCTGGCTCTCCGACGATCTCTGGCAGCTCCACCAGCGGCTGATCATCGACGGCGCCCTGGCGCGCCTGCTCGCCCAGACCGACAAGCCGTACTCCCATCCCGAGCTGGCCGCGGTCCACCTCAAGTTCTGGGATCAGGGGCTCGCCGCCGCGCGGGTGATCGCCGCGACCACGACGCTGCCGACCGACGGGTACGACCGGGTCATGGCCAACCTCCGGGCCAACGTCCCGGGCGCGCGCGACCCGGCCCTGATCCAGGAGCTGTTCAACACGATCGACGAGGGCTGCCGCACCGTGCGGCTCTGGACCGAGACGGTCGCGATCCCGCTGCAGGTCGGCGTCTCGACCTACACCCTGACCGCGAGCGCCGGCGCGATCGTCGACGTGGTTGACGTCTCGCACGCGACCCTGCGGCTCCACGACGTCCTGTTCGATCCGAACTCGGACTTGGTCGACCTCGGCGTCGACCCGAGCGCGCGCGACGTCGCGACGCCCGCCTTCGCCGTCCTGCGGCTCGTGCCGCACAGCGCCGACGAGCTCTCCACCACCCTGCCGGACAGCTTCTGGGCCGCGAACCACCAGCTGCTGCTCGACGGCGTGCTCGGACGACTGATGGCGCAGGCCGCCAAGCCGTACTCGAGCCCGAAGCTCGCCGAGTACCACCTGCGCCGCTTCCGCAACGCCCTGCAGGAGACCCGCTACGCCACGACCGGGCGCGGGCGCGCGTGGCGGTTCCCCGCCGCCACCACCCGGAGGTCCTGGCGATGAGAAAGCCCGGCATCGGCCACGTCCACGTCATCGAGGGCCAGCCCGGCCCGACCGGCGGACCCGGCCCCAGAGGCCCCGCGGGCCCGCGCGGCGCCGCGATCCTGAGCGGCACCACCGTGCCCACCTCCGCGGTCGGCGTGGACGGCGACTTCTACATCCACACCGGGATCCAGCCGCGCCGCCTATACGGCCCGCGGGCCAACGGCGTGTGGCCGCAGAGCTACCAGCCACTGCTGACCGACCTGACGCCGGGCATGCAGGCCGCGGCCGACAGCGCGGCGCGCTCCGCTGCCCTGGTCACCACCAAGTACGCCGCCACCCAGGCCGCCGCGTCCATCGCAATCAGCAGCCAGACCGCCGCCCAGGCAGCGGCCGCTCAGGCCACCGCCCAGGCCGCTGCAGCGGCCGCTCGCGCCGCGCAGACCGCCGCCGACAAGGCGCAGACGACCTACGATCGCCTACAGACCAAGCACGATCGCGAGCTCGCCAACCTATCCGCCACGATCGCTCGCCAGCTGCAAGGTGAGACCCAGAGGCTCATGCAGCTGGTGGCGGACCCCCTCTACGACTGGTCCTTCGACAGCGACCCGAACCCCGACAACGACTGGAGCACGACCTGATGACCCGCCAGAAGCGCCAGTTCATGCGCCAGGGGGTCTCGGACCTCCCGACACGCGTGTCGGTAAAGGCCTATGTCGGCGCCCCCGGCGAGCCGATCTTCGACTTCTCGACGCTGCGCATGCAGGACGGGGTTACCCCGGGGGGTATCCCGCTCCTGTCGCCGGCCAACGACCTCGGCCTGACGCCCGCGGAGCAGGCGCAGATGCGCCTCAACATCGGCGTCCCGGACCCGGATGATATGCCGGTCTCGGCCCCGCAGCAGGCGGCCCTCGACGCGATCGTCGGCGGCGCGGACGAGCCGCACGGCACGCTCGCCAAGCTCGGCGCGCTGATCGACGCGAACACGGCCGGGGTCGCGGAGAACAAGTCCAACATCGTCGGGCTCGCGGAAGCGACACTCGACGCGGTCAACGGTAAGGCGGACGTCGAGGCGCTGAACACCCGTGCCGGCGTGATTACGCCAGAGGCGTATGGCTATGCACCGGGGGCGACCCCGGCTGTCGCCGCGAGCGCAGTGAACGCCGCGCTCGCCGCCGCCGAAGCCGCAGGACAAGCGAGCGTCTACCTCAAAGACACATACACCGTTGACGGCACGTTCACGCCTTCCGACAAGGTTGGGTTCGTCGGTCCTGGGCGCTTGAAGCGCGCCACGCAGTACGGGCGCCAGCAACTCACCTCGTATGCCGACACGGGCCACCTCATCGGCCGCGAGTACCTCGTGCGCGCAATGCGGCGGATCCAGCTCGGACCCTCCGGAGCGTCCTCTACCCTCAAGGTTTTCACCTACGGCGACAGCACGGTCGAGGGGTTTGTCAACGCTGGCCCCGGACTGCCCGGGTACGTGTTCAACAGCAACTTCCTTGTACAGAACCTTCTGCCCGAGCTGCTGCTTCGTCAGGGTATCGTGTCCAGCGTGACGAACCGCGGGGTGTCGAGCACACGGTGGGGCGACCTCAACGCCCTGCCCGACCTCAGCACAACCACTGACCTGCTGATTATCAAGTACGGCATCAACGACGCCGTCATGTCGGGTGATCGCCTCGCGACGATGGCCTCGACCATGCGCGCGAAGCTCCAGGCCATCCGCGCCGCGACCAACGGCGACCTCGGCAATCTGTCGATCGTGCTCGTTGGTCCGACCTCCACAGCGGACGATACCAATGGCCGTAACGAGGAGTGGTACGAGCAGGTCCGCCAAGTATATCTGAGGGCGGCCCGCGACTTCAAATGCGCCTACTTCGACGCCTATGCGTTCATGCGCGACGCGCGGGCCGGCGTTGCTCTTTGGCTCGACACCACGTCGGTGTCGTCGGGCGAGGTGATCGGCATCCATCCGTTGGAACCCGCCGCGGCCGCGCTATGGGGCGGGTTGGTGCAGGCACTGTTCCCGAAGGAGATTGTCGGCCGCAACGCTCCCAACCGCTTCGTGCTCACCGGCTCGAACTTCGAGAACGCTGATGTGAACAAGACCCCTGCCGCCTATGCACCGGGTCTGACAGTGCAGTGGGGCGCGGGGACATGGCCCATGTACGGGCTGGTGACGACGCTTCGCGGCGTCGACAACGCGGCCGTTCAGACACTGG